CCTATATAATAACAGGGAGAATAAACTCCCCGTTAATTAAACCAAAGTGGTTATTGTTAGAGATTCACCATCTTGGTTAACTCTCTCTAGAATCTTAGCTGTCTTGGCATTGTGAGAAACATCTGCTCTTACTTCAGCACGTAGACCTTGCACTTCAACTACCAAAGCAGCTAATAGCTCTTGATTGCTGGATGCAGAAGTGACGTTAGAAGATACACTAGTACCAGAAGCGGATACAGAACCAATGCTTGCCATTGAAGTTGTAGCAGAAGCAGTAAAACCATCTGTATAACCTAATGTATCTTGCAATGATTGAGCAAGTCTAGCTCTAGCGAAAATGATATCAGTAGCATTTACAGCAGTAGAAGCAGCAATCTGCTCTAGACCTTTGGTAACTTCAGGTAGTTGAGCCAATGCGTTTAAATCACCAGAACGAGCCTGTGCAGTAAGAATAGCAAACTGAGACTCTAGATCGGACTTACTGGTATTAACACCACGTAAACGATTAATCTCATCTACAATGCTTGTTGTTACATCAGTAAGCTTTTGCATAGCTTCAGCAGCTTTTTCATCAGCGGCTTTTTTATCTTCTAGTGCTTTGATCTGATCGAATAAACCTTTGTTGGTTTCATAGATTTGATCGCGCTCTCTTGCTCGCAAAGCTGTAGTATCACCTTGTAAAGTAAGAAGTTGAGTTTCTAAATCATATCGTTCTTTTAGAACTTCTTCGCCTAGTTTTTGCAGTGCTTCAAAGCTTTCGTATCCTAGTTTCTTAGCGAGTTCATCACTAAAACCACCAAGTGCTTCATCAATTTTCTTTTGTCTATCTTCAGCACTAAGTCCTTTTAGATTCAAATCAATTGTTTTAGTTACACTATCAATATCCTTAGCTTCTAAACCAAGTGCAGCAGCGTATGCTTTTGTTGATGCAGTTACACCGAATAAAGACACATCTAAGTATTCTTGTAAACTACTAGAAACAGCAGAAAGATTTCTACCGGATTTATTGCTACGGAACCATCCACCTTTTTGAAACCAATCTTCGAATGCTTTTACATCAGCACCTTGTGTAGTTAAAGTACCAATAATACCTTGACCTGTGATTTCCTTGGCTTTCATACCAAAGGCTCTATTTGTTAAACCAGATACAGCACCTACACCAAGAGCAACTAATGGTCCCAAACCGGGAATAAAAGCTGCAGCTACAGTAGCTACGTTTTGAAGGTCTGTCATTGTCTTGCTAATTTCATAGTCTTGACTGATAACTTTATTTGCAACAAGTCCACCTGCAGCACCAACAAAAGGAGCAGCAGCAGCACCAGCAGATAAACCAGAACTAACACCTTGCATACCAGCAGCATTGTAAGCAGCAGCTGCTTCAGCTATACTTGTTCCTGTCATTCCAGCAGATAAACCACTCACAAAAGAAGAACCCACAGCACCTAGTGTTGTACCACCTAAAGCGATACCACCAATTTGCTTTCCTAAGAATGAGCCAACGATTGATTCTGCAAAAGAACCACCTTTGGAACCACCACCGATTAAAGCATTCATGCCTACATCGACTAATGCTCTGACCATAATAGTGATAGGTTTCATGAGTTCAGCTTCAATTAAATTCCTGAGCTTTTTACTTCCAGCTTTACCGCCTTCAAATAAAGCAGTTACAATACTGTCAGCAACACCATCTTTAATTTTATTGTACTCTTCTAATGTCTTGGTAGCAGCATCATTAGCTATTTCAGTATTTAAGTTCTTCTCAGAATCTACTCTTCGTTGTCTTGCACGAGCAATTTGTGCTTCTTGTTCACTTGCTGAAATGGGACTCTTTTTAATATCTGCAATTTCTTTTTCAAGCTGCAAATCCAAACGCTTAGTAGCGAGTGCTTTCTTGCGTTCAGCATCAGTTGCACCAATCAAAGAAGCTTCCAAAGCTAGTAAATCGGTTTGCTGTAAAACTTGCATATTCAACTGATGCTGAACATCCAAGGAATCAAATAACGCATCATCAGCTTTCTTTTGAGCTTGTGTAAACTTCTCAAGAGCATCTGCGTGATCTTTATGCGCTTTAATAACACCGGGTTGAACTTTGTTTAACTCATGCAATTTAATGTTAAACTCATCTTGATTTAACCAACCTTCAGTTAGACCGATGTTTAGACTTTTTAGTTGATCTGAATAATTCTTAGTAAAACCAGATGCTCTATCCTCAATATCAGACATTACTTTTAAGAACTGAATGCGCTCTTTTTCAAGCTCAGTTAGTTCTTTGGTTTCTTTTTTAGCAGTCTCTGTCTTTTTCTTATTATCAGTTTCAAACTTACTTGCAGCTTCCGAATTTTTCTGACGTTGTTCTGCTAGTTCTTTTTCTGCGGCAATCTGATTCTTAAGATCGTCTACAAGTTTCATAGATGCCAGAACTCTTTGATTAGTTCTGGAACCTTCAACATCAGCGCCGCGCATACCTTGGATGGCTAATAAGTTTTTCTCAGCTTCTTTGAGTTGGTCACCTAGTGTATCTCTTCGACCTATACCCATGATTGATTCCCAAGTAGCACTCCAAATTTTACCTAAACTAATACCTAGTCTTGTAATTATACCAAAGTTTTCTACTGTTCTATCAGCAGCATCTTTACCTGCGTCAGCATAAGATTTAGTAGCTAGTTCAGCAGCCTTAATCGTATCACCAGCTTTTTCATAAGCTTGTACTTGCTTTAAAATTTCAACAGGAATTGTACCTAATTGTTGAGCAAGTTTAGTTAAAGATTCTGTTGGTTTTTCTTGCAGTTCTTTAAACTTCTTAACAGTGTCAGCAATAGGAATATCAAAAGCTGTTTTAAGAGCTTTAGCTGTTGTGGCTACTGTCTCTAAACTACTAGCACTCATTCCACCAATTTTAGACATCTCAGTAAGAACTTCAAGAGCAGTACCTGTACTTACACCAAGTTCTTCCATACCTTTAGCAGCACTATAAGCAGCATCTAAGCTTACACCCATAGCTGCGCCAGTGAGGTTTAAAGCGCGGTTTAAAGCGTTCTCTTCTTTGATTACATCAGACATTGCTACACCGAATGCAATCAAAGCTGCAATAGCTGTGAATGTTATGATACCTGCAAAAGCTACTATACCTTTGCCAAGTAAATCAAATGCTTTTAAAGCAAAACTACCTTCACCTGCTGTAGCAATAATCTTAGCACGGAAGATATCTAGTAGTAGATTAGCACCAGTAATCTGCATAGTGAAGTTAGTTACTGATTTACCAGCACCAGCTATAGCGCCAACAAATGCAGAACCAATCGCAACACCTACATCTTTAACGCTTACAACCATTGACTTGGTAGCTTGAATAAGCATCTTACCCATGTCTGCACCAGCAACACCAGCCAAAGCAAATTGATCGCGTAGTTGACCACCCTGTTGTAGCAAGATAGTTAAAGGTGCTTGACCTGTAGCTAAACCAACAGCAATGTCGGTAATCTGTGGACCCAAGGCTCTTGAGAGATAATCAATCTGACGGTTACCTGCAGCTTTTTGAGCAGATAATAACGCATTTTTATACGCATCAAGTTTAGTAGCTGCTTCTGCGGCACTGACTCCTGAAGCTCTTAATTCTCTTTCAAAGCGAATCAATCTATTGTTGGTTGCGCTAGTGATATCTGCACCTTCAGAATTCAAACGATTTACTCGCTCCATTTCTTTTGCAAGATATTCGTTAGCTCTAGTAGCATCGTTCTCGGCTTTAACTTGTGCTTTCATACTATTAGTACGAGCATCATTCGCTTGATTGATCATAGCACTCTTTTGAATCAACTGCTCATATTCAGCAGCAAGACCATTTAAGCTCTTACCTTCAATACCGTACAAAGCAATCAAACGCTCTTTTTCACGAGCAAGATCAGTCATTTGCTTTTCAGTTAAACCTAAGTTTTTATTGAATAGGTTAGTAACTTCAGTAGTTGTCTTGTATTCGTTTTGTAACTTCTGCATCAAACCAATACTTTTATCGAATGGGTCACCACCAATTAAAGTACGTTGAGTAACAAGAGTTTTGTTTAACTCCAGCATTTCATCATCCAAAGCACCAGCTGCTTTAGCTGTTGCTAGAATAGATGCTTGACCTTTGGAGTTACCTTGAGCCATGTACTCAAGGATTAAGTTCTGACGCTCTAAGACGCTGCTTGATTTAACTGCAGCTTGAGTACTCTTAGTTTGAGCTTGCTCTAATTTTGTTTGAGCCAATGCAGCTTTAGCAGCTGCTTCTTCAGCTTTAGATAATTCTTTGTTTGTCTTTGCGGATTCTCTGGTGAGATTCTGCATTGGTTTATTGAGGTCACTGACAGCAGTACCTAACTCTGCAACTTTTTTAGCTGCATCTTCTAATTGTTTCGTATCAACTACAAACTTTAATTCTGCTAAATCCATAGCACTTTCTCCTGTTATAAACGGAATTCTATGTGTATAAACTACACCAATTTGTACACATAGAAGCCCTCGTTAGAAGGCTACTATTTATTTCTTTGTGTTTTTCTTGCGTTCTGCTTCAGCTTCTTTTGCATAAGCTTGCAATGCTTCGTTATCGAATAATTTAATAAGAGTAACTTCCCACTCTTCTGGTTCTATTTGCATTAAATCAAAATAAGCTTTAATCTCTGTATAAGCTATTGGGTTAATACCAAAACCATTGGAACCTCTTGCATTGTGTAAATCAATAAACCATTTCCATATATAGATGCAACTTTCAGGTAGCTCGATAATATCTTCAAGCTCTTTAGGTTTAATACCTGTTTGTCTCCATACGGAATTTAATTGATCCCTTAATGTAGAACCATCACTAGAACGCTTACCGAAGCCAAACTCTTGTTTAGCAAAAGCTACAGCTTCGTCTATTTCACTCTTATCGAAAGTTCAGGAGTTGACCTGACTCCTCCATCACGGCTTCCTTCACCCAAGAGAAATCCTTAAATACACGCTCTGCATTTTCTTTTGTGAAAGGTAAGTCTTTACCGTTTTCGGTCAGATTCTTCCAGCCAATTACTCGCACAACAGCTGATTCAATACTGAGTTCTTCAGCTTCCTCCAGTGTCATATCCTCAGCTTCTTTACCTCTGCGTTTAGCTTGCTGTTCACGTAGCTTAAACTCAGCGTACTTCTTACGAGCAAAGGCTTTTACTGTCTTGGATTGATCACCACGAACGGTAATAAACACTCCAGTTGCTTCGCCTGTACCGGGAAGCTTTAATTCAAATTCATAGCCTACTTCGGCAATCTCTGTGTAATTATGTTTTGCTAAATCAAATTTCATAATAGTTCCTTTCTATTGTTAATGAAGTACTGATTATAGCATATTTTTTACAATAAATCAAGAGGTGTAAATAAAGAAAAACCCCTCGGCTTTTGACCGAAGGGTTATATCTCAAGTTAAAACTTAGCGATTAAGCTGCTGAATCTTGAATTTGAATTGTAGTAGCAGGTAGACCTGCAGTGGTTACATCATTCAATAGAGCTTGGAAGCTTGTTGAAGCAATGATACCTAATTCACCGTCATCCTTGGTGAAACTACCTAGTTTGACTTTTGGTAGAGTAAAGGTAATGAAGTTAGCAGTAGCTGTACTATCAGAAGTAACTGACAATACCAATGATACTGGAGTTTCAGCATTAAAGTAATCACGGAAAGCAGCATCTTGGAAGTAAACACTCAAGTTACCAGTTACACGAATACGACCAGTGAAAATATCAGCAATGGAGTTGGAACCAACTACAGTTGCATTCTCAGTAGCCCGTTCGATAGAGAAGTCAGCAGAAGTAATCAAAGCAACAGGAGCGCCTTGTACTAGCATTACACCGTTTACAGCAGCGAAGATACCTTGTGTACCTTGTGCAGTAGGAGTGCTGAAATATTGACTTGTACCAGTTTGAGTCAAGTCCTTACCAGCAAAACCAATATCAATAGTGGTTAAACCAGTTGCGGGTAATTGCACAGCAACGCTATTTACTTTCATACCTGTATAAACTTCAGACTGAGCAATATCAGCGTAGAACTCTTCAACAGTATAAGAATCGTCAGTGTGACCAGTTGCAGGAACAAAGGTTTGCTTACCGGGAGCAGTTAGCGTTACGCTTGATGCAGTACCCTGTGCAGTCATTGTAGAGCCGTTTAAAGGCACAACAACAATGTTTGTAGCGGTTACAGAGGCAACCAATAGGTTCTTGCCGTTATCACCACTGGTAGTCAAACCAGCAGCACGAATGACCATACCAACTTTGATACCGTCTGTTAAGAATGAACCGGATGCACGAACTAGAGTGTAAACAGAACCGACAGCGGTTACAGTGGTTTGAGCCGCAGCACCTAGACTGACAGCAACGAAGTCTTTACCTACAACGGAAGCCATGAAATCATCATAACTAGATGAAGAGAGTTCACCGTTTAAAGTACCTTCTGCAGAACGAACACCGTGACGGAAATCCGCTACTTGACGATCTACACGAATCTCGTTGGATTCATAAGCTTCTTTTACTAGATTGAAGTTAGCTGTAACTCTACGTAATAGACTACCACCAGAAGTACCTGCTGGTGTACCAAAAGTAGTTTCTTTTTTGTAAGCAACTTGTTTGGACGTACCTTTTGAAATTGGCATATTATTTTCCTTAATTTAAATTAGCATTTGCAAATGCGCTGGTTTAGGTTCAGCAACCTTGGTTTAATAGGAGTAAACTTCTGCAACTAATTCAATCAGTACAGGACAAATTACTCTTTCAGAAACAATTGTATTACCAGCAACTTGCGGTGTTCTTAATACATGAATCTTTATGTTACCTTCTTGTAATACTAAACCTTTTGCAAAATGATTACGAATCAGTTCAGCACGATTAATAACTTCAGAAGTTCCTTTGTTTGCAGCACCGACAACAAACACTTGCATGGTAATGCGTTCTCTGTGAAATCCAGTACCAAGTACAGGGTCATCAGGTTGTTGAATAGTGAACTGCACTCTTTGATAGAGTCCGTTAGGTGGATTAAAACTAACACCTTCCCATGCTGTTGTTACAGTAGGAGTTAAAGCATTTAATTTTCTTTCGGCTGCTCTTTTAATTTCTATGATTGCCATTAACTTGCCTTATAATAATCATCTAGATTCAACTGATATGTTCTATATACAGATTCCATAGTTGGTGAAACAATGGGTTGTTGCTTGTTGTAGTCCATGAAATTGTTTTCAAGCTCTAAGATGTATGGACCAAAGTTACTAATCATAACTGTCTCACCTAATTTATAGGTCATCAGATCACTTTGTATCAGTGAAGCTGCCATTTCATCAGAATCTTGACCATATAGAGTTTGCATCTCTAAAGTACCATCAGTAGAGACTCGCCAAGAACCTTTTGCAAAACCCTCAATTGGTTCTAAACCTATGTTCTTTTGACGCAGTAAATACAAAGCTTCCCATTTAACAGAATCACCAAGAGGTGTATTGTCAATTGCTGTCCACGCAACAATATGAGAAAACTTCCTGACCATACCTTCCATCTTACGAACAGCTTCTTCATGGAACTTCTTTAGGCTTTGTTCTAGTTTTGAAGTATCGCAAGTTATCTGCATGATTAACCTTTCACGGTTAGAATCTTGTATAAAATCACAAGACCATCTGCAGCGTGTTCTGTAATAGAATCTACAGTATATGTAACGTTATCAAAAGTAATCTTATCTTTAACTGCAGGTACAAAACTTAAGCTGTTATTAGCTAAGTAAAACAAAGCTGAATCTCTTCCGATCATATTCGGGAAGTTATACTGACTGGCTCTAATGTGCTTTTTATACATTTTAACAGAATACGATGTTTCTGTATTGGTTGTACTACCTGTTTCAATATTATAAGTACCTTCGGTTACAGCTAGGTAACTGCAGGTTTTACCGTGAGTATTGATTGCCCTTAGTACTATCTGTAAATATTTATCCATAGTATTTCCTTGGCTTAAATACCGAATGAACTAGGGCGGTAAATGAATGTTTCAGCTTGAGGGTCTTTTACGATGTTGTTATCTAAGTTAGCATCATTGGCTTGCATATCTGCTTTGGATATACCGCCAGCATAACCTTGTACTTTATCGTAGAGAGTATTAAGGTCAGGGTTCTTGATGTAAATCTGCAGTGCTTGCATGTAGTTCTTAGCTGCACTAGCACCCTTGATACTAAATATATCAACTGTTTCATCAGTACGCATTGAGAGTTTCAACATTATCGACTTAGCAGCGTCCATTGCTGAACGATTTAAAGCATTGGAGTTCTTAGTCAAGAAATACTGATATTCCGCATCTGACATGATTGGAAACTCTGGTGAAGTGTCACCTAGTTCATAGCGAAGGTCTTGAATTGTAGCCATTATGTGTCTTCCTGTAATTTATTTGATTTACTTAGATTTTCTTTTGCAGGAATAACTTGTAGATTCCACGGAACGTGTAAACCGCAGACGTTTTCACCTTGTAACGGTACTATATGATCTACGTGATATTCTTCACCTGTATATAGCTTGAACATTTGAGCACAAGTGTATAATTCTTTTATTTGTTCAAGTTGTTCTGGAGTTAACCATTTTGGTAAAGCTTGAAGTTTAGCTGCTCTGCGTTTATTAGCTCGTGCAAGAAAAGCATCTTTATTTGCGTCATAATATTCTTTAGACTTCTTACGATATTCTTCTGTATATTTTACACGATCATGCCTATTTTTTAAATACTGTAAGACGAAATCCTTACGTGTAAAATTATACTCTTTTTGCCACAGTATTAGTTTTTCTTTATTTTCTTCGTAATAAATCTTTGACTGTAAGTTACGAGTTTCTTTATTTTTTAAATAATACTCAGTATCGCGTAATTTGCACTTTTCTGGATTATTCTTTTTATAGTTAAAATCAGAAATACTTTTGCAAGTTTTACAGGTTGTTCTATAACCATCTTGTTTAGAACTATCTTTGTGAAAATCTGTAAACGATTTCTGTTCTTTACATTTACCGCAAACTTTATACATTTTTATCCCTCGGTTGGATTTGAATAGGTATTCCTAGTTGTGAACCGGCACAACGGAGCTTGCAGACTCTCTTCGGAATGTAAATATCGCACTGCAATGCGACTGCAAGTTTTATCTATCATAAAAACTGAATTATAACATAAAGAATGTTACAATGCAATACTTATGATAGATGCCTCAGTTAAGAGGCAGTCTAATGTTACATCAGAAAGCCTCCGAAGAGGCTAACTTTAGTTGGATGTAGTCAACTGCACAACAGCTTGAGGACGGCGAATCAGGCTCAAGTGGTTAGCTTCTGATTGAATCAAGATTTCGCTGTCGGTTGGGTTACGGTATGTAAATACGTAAGCTTGCTCACCGATGGTGTTAACATGGCTGAACTTGTTAGCAGGGCTAAAGTAAGTCTTGAACATGTCAGCAGTACCTTGTGGTAGCATGTAAGCTTCGCCAGCAGGGATCAAAGCAGTACCATTGTAAGAACCACGGTACTCAACGTATTCAACACCACCGTGTACGAAACGGCGATAGACACCAGAACCTAGACGGTTACGGAGTGGCTCTTGAGTGCTGGTGTAGTACTTGTAAGCTTCTTTAACGGTAGCGTGATTGATTAGCTTACCGAAGAAAGCTGGTGAGCACAATACGATAATGTTGCTAACAACTTCACCACTCTGGATTGTATCCTGAATGTGAGCAATACCTTCTTCTGACTTAGCGTTTAGGTCAGTGGTGGAAGTACCGAGTACGAAGTCGATGGACTTACGGGTGATACCGAAATCGGTGTAGAAGTTACCTGACACTGTACCGTTAGGAGCATAGATAGCACCGTTGGTGATAGCGAAGGCACGAGCAGCTTCTAGAGTCACAGCGTGGTTCATACGGATGCGCTCTAGCTTACGAGCGATAACGGCAGCTTCAGTTTCAGCTTGATCAGCGGAACCGTAAGCACGTTTACCTTGAACGTCTTCTGGCTTAACAGCATCGTCCATTGGGAAGTGCGGGATTGGGAATGAACGTAAAGCACGAGTATCGCTCTTACCCACGTTGTTGCGCTCACCACGAACTTTATCGGTAACTAGACCGAGAGTACCTTCGCTGGATTCAACGGTAACGCTGTGTTGAGCAACGCCTTCTTCACCGAATAGACCTAGTTCATTGATTAGACCCCATTTATTAGGAACTAAGAGTAGTTCTTCTGTGTAATCGACTAGTTCAAATGGTTTTTCAAAACTACGAGTTTGCATTATAATTTCCTTGTTTTATTGTTCGGTAAGTTAGATATTAAACTGCATCGTTGCAGAGAATACCCTTGGCTTCTAGAGCAGCATATACAGCAGCTTTTTCAGCATCTAGGTTGTATGTAGCATCTAGAATTAGACCATCCTTAGATACGATAGCTGGACCACGTACCATGCATAGAACTTTGGTATCAGTGCTAGCAGGAACTGTTTGTTCAACCATTACGATAGCGTCAGCAACTTCTGAACCATCGGAAGCAGTTTGTACAGCAATTTTGTACTTACCACCACTGGTAACTTTACCGAGAACAGTACCGGGAACTAGAGCAGCAGCTGTACCATTATAGGTAACAACTACTCGGCAGTATGAAGACTCAGGGAAGAGTTCTTGTTTGACAACGTTAGAAAGACGTTTAGCTTCTGTTGCGATTAGTGGCATTTTAATTTCCTTTTTATTACTTAGTTAATTGCTTGGCTTTAAGTAATTTTGCCACAGCAGATTCTTTAACAACGGTTTCTTCTTGAGTTGAAGCACCTTTTTCTACGAACATCTCAGATTTTTCAACAGTAGTCATCATTGCTTCAATAGCAGCGAGGAATGCTGTAAAATCATCTTCGGATTCTAGAGATAGAGCAGCCTTAGCGATTGCTTCTACTTTACTTTCGTCTTTAACGATTGCTTTAACTTTTTCAGTTTTCGCTTTATTGATAGCTTCTTTTTTCTCAGCTTCAAATTGAGCGATTGTTTCCATAGCTTTTTGTAGTTGTACTTTTTGCTCATCTAGAGCTTTTTGCACAAGTTCAAATTGAGCTTTTTCAACGGTTTCGACTTTTACTTCGTCTTCCATCTTGGTTTTCTCCAATTCTTCTTTGTTAACAGAGGTAGACACCCCTTCAATATTCTCAACGCCAGCGTTTGTTGAGGTATCATTACCGTCTGCAGAAGCAGCAGGTTCAGATTCTTTTGTTAGAGACTTTTTAACTTTCGTAAGAGTACTAGCTTTGTGACCAACCAATGTTTCAGTAGGTTCACCATCTCTGTAAATTCTAATTAGAGCAGCAGGGTTTTCTGCAGTTGCGTTAATGCTAAACTCAGTACCGGGAACACCCAATGTGCCTTCTGTCATAACATGCTCAATCTTACCCTTTGCTTTGCCGCCACTAGAGTTCCATTGCACCATGTCACCCTCTTTAGGCTTATATGCTTTTTCTAACTGTGCGAATGCTTTTTCGATTTGTTCTTGATCGTTGAGCATAGCTAGATATTCTGTTTCATCCAAGGTAGATAATACGTCAGCTAGACTATCAGCTTCATGTGCGGATTTTAAAATCTCAAAAGCTTCCATCTTGGATTGAATATAATCTTCATAGCTTTCCATTACTTCATACTCTTCGGATTCAGGCTTTTCGTAACCCATCATACGAGCTAGAACTTCAACGTCATCACCGTAGAGTGAAAAGAAACGCCGAAGGAAATCCGGTAGTTCCATAGTTACACGAACTTGCTGCATCTTTTGCACAAACTCTTCGCTGAACTTATTACTCTTTAGTACAAGTGCATAATCGTGTGTATTAGCTGGACCACCTTGTTGCTTTGAAGTAAGAGCTACGTGAGCACCTTCTTTTTCAAAACTAATATCAGATAGCTTTCTTTTAGCTTTTCGTTGTGTTGCCATTATTCATCATCCTCTTCGATTGATTCGACAGATGCTAAAGCACCAATACTCAAACCATTAATTTCACCTGCCTTGATTAATTCCCAAAGATCATCATCTAAAGATTGAATAGTAGCTAACCAAGTACCCTTTTTTACGAATTTATCACCTAGTACAAAATCAGTAGGACAGCAGTAACTTTCACAGAATTCAAAAGTATCGGTTTCAACTAAATGAAACAAGTTAGCTTTCATGCTGTATTTATTAAAGTTATGACAAGCCTTGCGAACTTCAGCTTCACTGGTTATATCACCGTGAGCATCAATCTCTTCAGGAACCATTACGATAAATGTAGCTTGCTTTAATTCTTCATCAACTGCTTTTGTAATTGGAAGCTTTACTCCCGGTAGCTGATCTTCTGCGTTGACTTCTTCATCTGTAATATCTTTGATATAACTCTTCAAGATGTCTTCTTGTTTTAATATTCTACGTGCCCAAGCAAAACCCGCAGAGCCTCCCCAAAGTAAAAACGCTACGGTCCCTGCGGTAGGACCACCATCTGTTTCTTTCTTCTTAGGGTTGTAATTCTTTTCGTGTCTACTAAAGAAAGCATACATGCGTTTAACAGTGTCTAAGCTTAAGTTACCATTGATGATATCTCTAGCACGAGCTACACCGGAACCAACACCTTCAGTTTTAGCTTGAGATGCATCTAAGCCACCTCTGCCGTATTTCTCTCGTAGTGCTAATCCGCGCTTTGCATTATTTCGCATTGCATCTGTGGGAGCAAAACTTTTAGCTTTATTAATTTGTTGCATATTCTTCCCATTTAATACAATATAAACATTATTATATCATATTTTTATTAGAAAATCAAGAGAAATAATTATTAGTTATTCCTCCGATTGTATTATCATAGATTAATCTGACTTACCCGCAAAGTAGCAGATGGAGTGGATGGTGCAAAAGGAGTACTAGCTGGTGCATCAATGGAAACAGAAGTGTCTGTAGCAGCGTACATTAACTGAAAATAATCACCAGCTTGCATACTTACTGAAAAGCTCCAAGACGGAACTAATTCTACACCGTTACCTACTAACGTCACTTTTGAATTACTATATGGAATATCAATACCGTTTTTTCTACCCCAAATATAAATACTCTTTTGAGATGAATTTGTAGATGTTAATTGTAATCTGAAATCAAAAGAATATAAACCAGAATATTGTGTAGTTACACGACTTGCATTAGTCATAACAACACCACTGTTAATTTCTGTAGTTTCAAAATTTACAGCATAAGGTGTATTGACTGCAGCAGGAAATTGAGTTACTGCACTTGAAAAAGTACCATAGAATAACCTTGGAAAAATAGTAGGTCTTACTAAAATCTTACCTTCAGTTGCATGTACTTTTAATACAGCAGCTACTGAAATTACAAGGTTTGGTGCAGTGGGTTGTACTCTAGTTAATTTACCAGTTAAAGTAGGATGAGCATAAAGTAGATCGCCTTGTTGCCATGTTTCACCTACATCAGAACCTGTGGTATTAATATTGCGAACTTTACCAAATACAGTAGCTCTACCACGTTGACCGGGGATTAAACTGGTTGTAATGACACCGATAAGATATAAAGGTGGAGTACTACCATCTGCAATCAAAGGGGAAGCTTCTGGGATTTCATCCAAGGAGACACCTGAGAAACGAACTACAGTTGCATTACTTAAAGTTGTAGCTGTTTTATTAATTACTTCAATATAACTT